AGTTTTTGTGCCTTCTTAGATACAACCTTGCCTATCCAAAACTTAAGTCCATCACCAAAAAAATTTGTTTCTTCTCGTCTCATTTCTTTCTCCTACCATAAGTATCTCTGACTAGAGTAAGTGCAGTGACTGATCTCTTCTCATCAAAATGATGGCACAAATGAAGTATGATATATTTACCACTTTGAGTCTCATCGAATTGACCTAGATCTTTATTATCACTTGCTGTTTCAAGTTCTATTTCAATCACATCACCTGCCTCTAATTCAACATTACAAGGTATTTGAATACTACATATCTGAGAATGAAGAAGATTATATCTCATGACAGAGAGGGCCTGCCATCTTTGTGGATCATTATTAATTGAAAGTGATGGATTCTCCTCAAGACTACCTCTATCTAAGATATGATTATTCGTCTTTGTGAAACTTTCAACATCATCTGCAAATGGTGGTGGATCACCTAGTGTCTCTTTCACACCATCTTTTTCTAAATCGTATGTCACTTCTTTAACGATGAAAGTATATGGATCAAAGAAGAAGTTACGACTTCGATATGTTCCTGACTTAAGTGCCTTTGCAACGTCTTGGTCTTTTGTAAATATAGGTTCCATCATTATCTTATTATCATTATCCTCAGTCCCAGTTTCAAAGTCAGATTTTAATGCACCTGTATAATAAACTTTTGTCTTTGGTTCTTGTTTTATTAACTCATCAATTGCCTTGTATTTAAAAGCACTCTTTGTTTGATAGAAAAAGTAACCTGCATCTCCTCCAACAGGAACTGATCTTCTACATAAATCACGAACAATATTTAATACACCTCTACCCCTACCAGTGAAATCATATTTATTTTCAGTGGGATCAACTTCAATTCTATCATCAGTTAATTCTAATTTTTCTTTTAATATTTTTTTGACCGTATCACTTATCTTTCCTTTAAACTTGTCAAAAACTGGTAATTCATCATTTGCCTTTTCCTTTTTACCTTTCAAATCTAACATAACTGTTTGACGATTTGCCTCCCTTGATATGACAGGACATCTATTTACTTTAAATTGATTATCCTTACTTGTAAAATCAAGTTCTCCTGTTTTGGTAGTTATTTTTAAACTTAAATCCTCATTACCCTCTAGAGGAAGTGCTTCTTTGACGGGTTTAAGAACTCCATTTTCATCTTCAATATTACCACCAGCATCCACAAAAACAAGGTTAGCAGTGACTATTGGAGAATATAAACTCTCATAATAATCTACTGAAATAGTACCAGCATTTAACTCAACAGGTTGTTTCCCCTTTTTAATGAGTTCTATCTTATTATATTTTGATGGTGCGTTAGCTGATGCTGCTGACATTATACTGTGACTGTAGTTTGTACGACCTGAGTTTTATTAACAATAATTGTTTTTGTTTTATTCTTCTTACCTTTATTTAACATGGCAACATCATCAAGTTTTTTCTGAGTGACTGATCCGGGTTGAAGTGCATTTATTTCATTCAATCTATCATATCCAATCGCTTCTGCAATCTTACGTTTGAATACAAACTCACCGGGTGAAAGTAATGTGGGGATGCTATCTTCAATATTACTTCCACCGTCACCTGCTTTACCAGATTCTCCACCCTCACTCATTTTTGGAACTTCGGTGTTCTCCTGCATGCCTTCTACTACACCTTCTTCCACATCTTCTGATGATGCTTCTTCGCCACCACCCTCATCAACGGGGCCAAGTTCCGAACCATCTTCAACTTCAGCACCCTCTACTTCAGCACCTTCTTCACCTCCCTCTAAATCTTCACCATCTTCATCTTCCTCTTTGTCTTCTAATTCTAGAACAGCATTTTCAATTTCATCAGGATTTAACAAATCTGTTTCAGACTCTGCTGCATCCATTTCAACAAGACCCTGTTCTGTCATCGAATCTATCTCACCTTGTTCTCCTTGAACCATTGCAACATCTGCATCAACTGCATCTTTGTTTGCCTCTATTTGATCTTGTTCACTCTTTTTACCAGTTATAAAATCAACTATACTTTTAAAACCATCAACTATACCTTTTAGAAAATCAAATGCCTTCATGATTGGTTCCTTAAAGGTTTTAAATACTTGAGTATATGTATTAAGTAAGTATCCACCTAAGATAAGCACTGCTGCTTCCATCAATTTATCAAGCATACTACCACCTTTTAGTGGAGAGGACTCTGGTTTGATTTTCTTTTTAGGTTTTGTTAATTCTAGTGCTTTCTCTTCTGCAGCAATTTTTTTTGCTTCCTTTGCCTTAAATATTGTTTTTGCTTTAAATGCTTTCAAACGACTAATAATCTTCGTGTTTTTGGTAAGAACACTTTTTATATTATCAGCATTTATTTTGAGTTTTTCACTCCCTATTTTGCTTGCAGTTGCTTCTGTCATACTGTCATACCTAGAACGTCCGGAGTTGTATTCATATAATCATTTAATCTATTGTATGATGAAATAAACTCTGATGGATTTGCTGCTTCATCGGCAACGTCAGCAACTTCTGGTGGTTTTGACATGATAGGAGTGGTAGGTACATCCACAAATTCAACTCCTCCATCTTGACCTGCTTCATCCTTCAATGTATTTAATGTCTCTGTGTTATGTTTGATAGTTCCAGTAAATGGCATCTCTAACATTTCTGGGCCACCTTCACCAACTAAAACTCTATCACCCTTAGTCACACGTTTACCAACTTTTGCTGCAGTAACCTCACCCTGTTCCTGATCTTTTTTCGCATCACCAATGTCTTTTGCTATAAGTCCTACATCAATCGCAGTAGAAACAGCAGTACCAACACCGGGAATCATAGATGCAGCACCGGATCCAATCTCCATTAGTGCACCTCCCCAATCACCTTTCCTTAATCTATCAATCGCAAATGCTGCACCAAGTCCTAATCCAACAAATGGTATTTTCTTTAATACTGATTTACCAGCACCTTTTCCTACACTCTTACCGACAGTTTTACCAACACTCTTTCCTACAGTTTTAAGTCCTTTAAATCCTGATTTGATAAAGTTTTTTCCAGCCTTAAATATATTTTTTCCAAGTCCCAATACCTTACCCACACCACCCTTCAAGAAGTTTTTAACCTTCTTGATTATATTTCCTATAGTAGCGAATACTTCTGCTCCTTTTGCACCAATATTTTTTAACTTACCACTTAAACCCTTAAATACACCTTTCAATCGTTTTGGCAACTTTAATAAATTCTTTGCGAAACCAAAAATTTTCCTTGGTATATTTGTAAGAAATTTTACACCTTTTTTAAAAAGTTTGAATAAATTTTTAATCGAGAAGAATCCCAGAAACGCTAGGGATGTTTTTAGGAACCACGAAGCACCTTTGATAATAAACTTAGTAAATCCTCTCCATGCATTCTTAAACGTATCTGATTTCATAAATTCAAATACTGCATTACCAGTTATTCCAATAAGAAGGAACGTAGCAAGTTCAATCAATTTGTCTGTCATAGACTTGATTGGTGCCATCCCTTTCTTTGCTTGATCTTTTATCTTACTTCCTAGACTCTTCTTCTCTAAACCTTTCTCTTCTGCTTTTATTTTTTGTTTACTTGAATCCTGTTGCAGCATTGCAATCTCTGCCTTCTCTTGGTCAATGCGAGCAGCGAAATCTGCCCTTAAGATACCACCTATCTCTGAAAGGGATACGTTTGCTGCTTGTATATCAACTTCTAATGTTTTGAAAAGTTTTCTTGCACTAATTGTCTTCTCTTTCTCTTTTTTTAACTTTGCTTCAGACTTTTGAAACTCTTTAAGATTTATGGCTGCCTCTACCTCCGCAGCTGACTGCAACTTCTTAGGTCTTCCTCTTCTTTTTTTCGGTGCACTATCTGCCTTCTCCTCAAGATCACCCATCTTGGTGGTTTTTATCTTTGGCAGTGCTTTTTTTGCCATCTTACATGTTACGTTGTTGTGCCTTTAAATTCTCTTCTTCAATATATTGTTTGAGTAGAGTGACGTACACATCTCTCTCCCAAGGCATCATGTTTTCAATCTCAGTTATAGAATATTTATGGTGTTGCAGTAAAGCAAAGTTTACCTTATAGTATGACTCAAGGTTTGTATGAGCCATACCTAGTTGAAAAAACTTGCCAGTCCCTCCAATTTCACCTTGCTTGTCTTCCCTGTTTTAGGATTTGTCACTTCAACAATATGCTCTAATTTGGGCATCGTTTCAAAGAATGATTCAACTTCTTTGAATTGCTTAGTATTCAACTGTTCAATAAACGAGTTTAATTCATCAGGTGAACTGTCCGCAGCATCCCAACTTTCCTCATCATCATATATCATATCTATACAAGTTGATAGCATATTGATTGATTGAGCAACCTGACTACCCTCCTCATCAGTATCAAAGTTTGCATCTATAAACTGTTGCATTGATGGGTACTTCAATTTCATGGAATACTTGTCATCAAGTTTAATAATGTTTTTATGACCCGGTGTCTTCTTTATTTTAATATCATCAATATTAATAGAGGTATCAACAGTAGTTTTTTTGTCATCTGGGCATGTGATAATAACTTCAACTGTCTCACCAACGGACTTAGCACGGATATTTAAAAACAAATATTCAATATCAAAACTTGGTAACTTTGTTATATCTACACCCTTTGTCTCAATACAATCTCCCATAATCTCAACTATCGAACTTGAAATTTGCTTGGCATCGTTTGATTCAAGTGCTAGAATTAATATTTTTTCTTCTCGAACAAGAAATGGACGATACTTAATTTTCTTGTTATTTGATGGTAAAGTCAATTGATACGTTGGAGTATTAATCTTAGGTAAAGGCATAATTATCTAATCAGTAGTTTTATTTAGTAGTATATCATAAACCTTTCTTATTTGCAACAATGTACCTATCATAATTGAAACTTACATTAACCTTAAGAAGGTCTGCTGAACCATATTGAACTGGTATCGGTGTTATAGATTTGGGGAATGCATTAATAAATTGATATCTCAATATTCTCTTAGCATTCTTTTCAAACTTACTTATAAACATAGTATCACATTTGTAAGTATCTGGATACCTCATCCTACGATAGAATGGTTTTTGAAAATCTGCTACCTCTCTTTCTGCACCACTAGAAATATAATCCATCCAACCTTCAAATATATTCAACATAGTATAATCATCATCAACATAAAATGTAAAATCAATATCAGTGTATAAACGGGAATGAGCAAACTCTTGTGGTATTCCCATAAAATTATCCTTTACTTCTGCTGTTGCAAACGCACTTGCTGGCAATGATGCATCACTACACAGTAACCCAGCCTCACGACTGATGAAATCTTGTGCATTGCTCATTCTCCTATTAAATTTTAAATATCTTATCACATTACCATTGAATCCAGCAAAATGAACTTGATATTGATTATTTAAAGATAGACTACCAAATTTTACTTTGGCATCATTCATTGTGATTTTCTGTATAAAACTCACACTAAATACCTTTATGACTTTATTATAATTCTATTTATGTCATATAAGGGAAGATATTCTCCCACATACCCAAGAAAGTACAAAGGAAACCATACAAATATAGTTTATCGGTCACTTTGGGAAAGAAAGTTCATGGTTTATTGTGATCTGAATGAAAATATACTTGAATGGGGGAGTGAAGAGATTGCGATACCATATAGATCTCCTGTAGATAAAAAGATCCATAGATACTTTCCTGACTTTTATGTCAAGTTGAAGGAAACTACAGGTAGAATAAAAAAATATATCATTGAAGTAAAACCAAAGAAACAACTTAAACCTCCTACAAAACCAAAGAGACAGACGAAGGGTTATCTATATGAGGCATATGAGTATGCTAAGAATCAAGCAAAGTGGAAAGCTGCCACTGAGTATTGTAAAGATAGACTCTATGAATTTAAGGTGATGACAGAGGATGAACTAGGAATCAAATGAGTCGCATAGCACCAGCTTTAGATGATCTTATCGGGATCGAAGATCCTGATGATTTGATGGTGGAAATTATGGATCTACTTAGTGAGGGTGGTGTGCCTCAAGCAGGTAATTATTATTTGTTCGTTTATAGACCAAAAACTTCAGGTATAAGATATGATCAAAACCCGCTCGTTGCAGTCACAAATGTTTTCTCTTGGGGATTTGTTGGAGTCAATTTTCACTGGGGTGAGTCAAGAAATTATACCTTTAATGAAATAGTTGGTGGTATATATCAAGTGACCGCTGAAGAGATAAAAGATCTTCAAGCGTTACCTTTCGGAAAATATCGTCTAAATAGTTAAAAAAAGAAATATATGCCTAATTTCCCTCCTAATTACAAAGAACAAGAGTTATACTATGCATCTGATGAATATCAGAATAATGCAAAAGCTGCGATTGCAAATAATCAACCATTACCAACGTACGATAATCCAAATCCGGTTTCAAATAGTAAAGTAACTTCACAACCTCCCCGAACTTCTAAAAAACGTGGTGGTATCTTAAGATATCCTTTGGAAGCATTGACAGGAACAACAGATTATTTACAGATTGATATAAAAGAATACATTAGACAACCCGGAAATACAAAACTTATTGGTGCAAAAGGATTTGGAAGGAATAGTTTAAACAATGCAGTTGGTGCAACTCGATCTGGTTCACTTGCAACAAAATCTGTGATGAATACTGGAACTATAATTTTACAAATACCATCAGACATCAAAGATGGTAATAGTGCTAATTATGGTGACAGTAAAATGAATACTCTTACTGGTGCTGCTGCAGGTGCAATTTCTGGTGGTATGAAAGCAGGTGCAGAACTTGTCAAAGCACTTGGAAATGAAAAAACATTTAAAGAAGCGGGAGATACAATTAAAAAAGATATTGGTGCTAATCTGACTCCGGGAGAAACAGATGCCTTATTAAGTGCTGCACAACAAGGATTAACAGCAAAGGCAACATCCTCTGCACTAGGTATTTTTGGTGCTAACGTATCGACAGAACAATTACTTGCAAGACAAAGTGGTCAGATATTCAACCCAAACTTAGAATTACTATTCAATGGCCCTACATTGAGAAGTTTCAGTTTTTCATTCAAGATGACTCCTCGTAGTGCCCAAGAAGCAAGACAATGTAAAAATATAATAAGATCATTTAAACAAAATATGGCACCAAAAACTGGTGGAGATACAATCGGTGGTAGTGCTGTGTTTATGAAGACACCTAATTTATTTGAACTTCGTTATCGAAAGGGTAACAGTGATCATCCATTCTTAAATAAATTCAAACAGTGTTTCTTAACAAACTGTGCTGTCAATTACACAGGTGAAGGTGTATACGCAACATATGATGATGCCTCACCAATCTCTATGCAACTTGATTTGACATTCAAAGAGATTGAACCAATCTACTTTGATGATTATGATAAGTCACCAACAGGAGTAGGATTCTAATGTATTTTAAAGAACTACCAACACTCAGGTATCCATCCTTTTTATCAGATAAAAATTCATCACTAGATTATGTTGATGCTAAAAACTTATTTCGTCGTGTTAAATTAAGAGAAGACTTACAATCTATAATAACTCTCTTTGATAAGTATGAAATACCAGAGGGATTCAGACCTGAAAATGTGGCAGAGGAATTATACAATACAGATCAATTAGATTGGGTTGTTATCGTATGTGCAGGTATCGTAAATATTCGTGATGAGTGGCCTCTATCAAATAATGATTTGTATGAATATGCTTTGAACAAATATGGAATTAATTTAAATAATGTTCATCACCATGAAACTATAGAAGTAAAGGATTCTAAGGGTAGAATAGTTCTTGAAAGTGGCAAAGTTGTAAATAAAGAATTTAAACTATCATATTTTGATAACGGAGAAGTAAAAACAAATGATCTTACTAAATTAGGAACAAATGTTGTTGCCATAAACAACCCTGTTGCATCTGTGAGTAATTATCTTTATGAGACAAACAGAAATGAAAAAAAGAGAAATATATTTGTTCTAAAAAGAGGATTCTTGCAACAATTCCTTGATGATTTCAGATCCATTATGATCTATGATCCTTCATCACAGAGAGTCAGTAAGAGTGTTATAAAAACAGAAAATACCAATTTGACAATGCCATAAAAAAAGGGGTCGTATGACCCCTTAACTATTAGTCGTCTGCGAGTTTTTGGAAATACGATAACGTATCGTCATCTTCTATTTCACTTGAACCTCTTGCTACTGAGGAAACAGTTTCCCTTGGTGCAGGAGTTTCAACTTCGTACTCTTCTTCTTGAACCTCTGGATCTTGTGCAACTGGTGTAGCACCTCTCTTACCTAAGACATACTCAAGACGAGTCTTAAGTTCATCATAAGTTTTAAATTGAGACGCAGCACTGAACTCTTCAAGAGAACTTTGCTTCTTCCAGATTGCTTCCATAGCATCGTCATCATCAAGTAAAGGACTTGGTGCAGCAAATTCAGAACTATCATAGTTTCTGTATCCTGCTACGTTCTTTGCCTTCAACTTGAAGTTTGCACCCTGCCAGAAATCGAATGGATCGATTGCTTCTTCATCCTCAAACTCAGGTTGCATTGCTGCAGTGAGTTTATCAAATATTTTCTTACCAAACTTATATAAGAATGTTTGACCTTCGTTCTCAGGATTAGTAGGATCTTTAACAACGTAGATGTTCGCAATGTAAGTTAACTTACGTTTTTGCTTTCTAGCAAGTTCCTTGCCAGCATCTGTTCCGTTATTCCACAACTGTGAATTATATTCTGATACAGGATCTTTTTGACCGAGTGTTGTCAAAGAGTTCTCAATATACCATCCTCCGGGCCCTTGAAAGGCATGGGAATATAATTTAACAAATGGTAGATCTTCCTTGTCTGGTGCGGGTAAAAATCTGATAACAGCATAACCGTTACCTGACTTATCGACTTCGAGTTTCCAGAAACGGTCATCACCTGATGCACCGTTATTGTTCATCTTCTCGACTTCTTTAACTAACTTTGCAGTTAGTGAACCTAGTTTAGATTGCTTTTTTAAATTTGCAAATGACATTGGATTACCTTGGATTAATTTGGATAAATTGGATTTACTTGGATATTATAACAAAGACAACACTCTTAGTCAACATTGACTCGAAGTGATTGTATTGTTTTGTTGATAGTGTCAAAAAAGGAATTCACATCAGTTCTTGGTGCAAATCCTAACATGGTCATAGACTCCTTAAGATATTCAAGAGTATCCTTAGCCTCCTGATCATCCGATAAGGATAATCGAGTCCACATGATTCTCTGTTTATCAACAAGTGCCTGTAACTTATCAACATGCTCCAATTTCTGTTCACGAGTCATGGTAGGGAAATTCATGGCAGTGCCATAGACTTCTCTTTGAAGTTCATTAATTGACTCTAGTTCTTCACGAACTATTGCTGATTCAAAAAATCTACTCATTTACCAGTTCTCTTAAAACTTTTTTATATTGGAACACATTTATATTTATGAAAGGATCATACTTCCTTAATTTAAGACTTACGGTTTCCCACACAGGGTCATTAAGTTTCTGGTCGAACCTTTCACGAAACTCAAAGATCTTTTCAAGCACTACGAGAGTCTCAAGATCTATATGTCCACCCAAATATTTT